GTGGGATCAACTCAGCGAAGCGTTCCAGTTCGTTGCGTGCCTGCAAGCTGCCTTCTAATTGCGTCCCTGCGCTTTCTAACCGTGCCCCCAGCTGCGCCAGGATATCGGGTGCCCCCTGGGGCGCGTTGTAGGGGTCCAGCTGCCGCAGCAGTGCATCGATGATCTCTCGGTCAGTCTGATTCGGCATTAGAAAAACTCAGGCTCTTCCAGTTCTTTCTTCTTCTTGCCCCGCTTGGTCAGCATCACCTCACGCTTGACCCAGTAGGCTTTTATTTTCTTAGCCGCAGCGACGATCTTCGCATCGTGCTGACCATCCTCTTCGGCATGGCACAAATCGCAGATATACTCGCGCCCTGTCCACCACCAGGTCTTGGACTCGTGGCACGCCTTGCAGACAGCGCCCTTCTTGCTATTTGCAGGTCTGTCCTTGTATGCCTGGCGTTTTGCCTGCCTTGCCTGGGTTTCCATAGGAGTAGCCTGTCTGCATCTTGCGTCCTGTGCGCTTGGCCTCTTGTCGGGCGGCTGCGCGTCCCTTTTTGTCATACGAAAAATGCTTACCGCCCACTTTAGGCATTAGTTCTGCTCCGTGTTGAGAGATACGGTTTGTCCTACCCGCTGCGCGTTGGAACGCACTACGCTCTGCAGGGCAGCGGCTTGTGCCTGCACATTGGCCCCATCGCGTGCGGAGGGGATCGTCTTTTCGGTGTTGTCCTGCATCGGCTGGCCTTGTGCCTGTCCCTGCAGGAACTGCTGATGCTGCTGTACGTGCGCCTGCATAAGCTGCTGAAACTGCTGGATCGACTGAGGGTTGATCTGCATCTGCTGCTGCAGGAACTGCGTCACCGCAGGATCCTCGCCTGCCTTGGCGTGTGCCTGCAGGTGCGCCTTATGATCCTGTGTCGGCAATACACCTGGATCCTGCTGGCGTGCGGCGAGGAACTGGTTCTCCAGCTGCGCGGCCCGTGTCGCCTCTGCGTCCGCACTGGTCTTGATGAACTTGTCCATGTCGGATACACGGAAGGCACGCAGCACCAGCTTGATCACTTCGGAGCGGTTCACTTCAGGCATCTGGAACAGGTAGTTGGCAAGGGCCAGCGTGTCCTCCCGTTCCAGCTGCTCAAAGAGAGGCCGCATCGACTGCGTTTCGACCTCCACCTTAAAGCGCACCTTGAAGAGATCGGAGGAGACTGCTTCGTAGACAGGGTCGTTCTCGCCTTCGGATACATTGACGATGAACTCATCGGGGGTGTACCTGGCATCGGCCATGATGCGGAACGTGTTGTAGATGACCGCTTCGTAGGCTTTGCCCACCTCTGCCGACAGCCACTCTCTGTTCTGCGTGCCGAAAGAGGCGATAAGCGATGCTTCGGTAGCGGTGCGGCGAGGACCCCCTCCCATTGCCATCTGCGACACGTTGAGGACCTGCTCCTCGTAGTTGCGCATATCGGCTTCGATGCCCAGCTGATCGGGAGGGGGGTTGCCCATCTGCATCTCCCGAAACCCATTGTTGATGTCGGAAACCCAGACCACCTGCCCATCGCGTGCCCGTGTCAGCTGATCGGAGATATTGGCATTCTCTTCGCGTTCTGAGCGCTGCCCCAGGATAATACGGGGGTAGCGCTTGAGCAGGTCCACCCTGCGCGACACCGATTCGACAATGGCTTTCTGCTCGTCTTCGACATACCCCATCATGGGCAGGCCGTATAATGACTCTTCGGACAGGTCGAACTTGATGGCGTGATAGGGGAACCCACCCTGCACCAGGTAGGAACCCGTGGGGTTGAACTCGCCTGTCATCATCTCTTCCCCTGTGAAGGGGTCAGGGGCATAGACAGGCTCCTGCTCCAAGAAGGGGTGGTCGATGTCCTCTATGGGCTGCTCTACGCCTTCAGCGAAGACGATGCGCCTGCGATGCACTCTGTCATGCACCTCATACAAAAGGGCGTAATCGCCCAGGTCCTTGGCCTGCTGGACTGCGTTCTCTTCGTCCTGGGACGCATACTCACGGTCTTCGATGTCGTAGAGCGTTTCCTCACTGTCGGCAGCGGAGTTAATCGCTGTGACCTGCCTGCGGTTTACGAAGCGCTCGTCCTTTTTGACAAATTCCAGGGGCACCAGCATCCGCTCGACGATATATCGTGCATGGCTCAGCTTATGGGGTGGGCAGAGCGGATCGACAAAGACATTGAAGGGGGGCACACGCCGCACTGCGACCATATCGTCCTGCAGCGCATCGTTGACTACGTAGGGCGCTAAGAGGTCATCGCCAGGGGCGTTGTAGTCGAACTTGAGCCAGCCCAGCGAGCAGTACAGCGCATCGAAGATGGCTTGCTGCATCTCTTCTTTGACCCGCATCGTTTCCAGCGCAGCATTCGCCACCCGTTCCAGGATCTCGGCCTGGTATTCTCGGTTGGGATTTTCCACACGCAGGAAAACATGGGGGTAGTTGTAGGCAATCGAAGAGATGATCTGTCGCGTAAGGGGATAGAAGCGTGAGATGCGCACCACCTGGTCCTTGTCCAGATCGGGCACCTCAAACTCCATGCGGTACATCGCCAGCAGCCTGCGCCACTCCTTGTGCTTGGGGTGCATGAACTTCTGCGCGTTGTCGATGCTCTTGCGCCAGTATTGAACGTCTTCGGCTTTCAAGCGTATCTCCCGTAGGTCATCGCATACTCGTTTACCACACTGTCGATGACATTTTCACCGTAAAAGGGATCTTTATTGGCCCGTTGGATCGGAGAGGCTGGTTTGTAGAGGTGCATCATAGCGTATCGTAGCTCGTCGGCGGCATGGTCCTCTGCGTGCGTGTCCAGATCCTCTGGATTCTTCTTGTCCCTGGGCAGCGCAGGCATGATGCGGAACAGGTTGTCGTTCCACCCCGAAAAGGCATACAGGCGATTGTTCGCCAAGGCATCGTTGATGACGCGCCATCCGGTGATGCGATCATTGTTGGCGCGGGTAAGGAACAGCCCGTGATCGGCAAACACATCGGCAGGCGAGTGGTTGATGACCTCGCTCAGTCGGCGCTTTACGAACATCGAAGGATCGGCGTAGATGGTGGTCGGCCTGCGCCCATTGGTGAAGGGGCACGCCTCAATCATCTTGTTGATTTCGAAGGCGTGCGTCGAAGCGGTAGCGTTGTCCCGATAGTATTCGCATAAGCGGTAGATGTTGCCATCGAAATCCACGGAATACAGTCCGAAACTTGTGAAATTTGCCTCGCCATAGTCTAGCCCACCGAATAAAGTCCAGTGGTCTGGGATCTTGAACGAGGGCACGCCAATGTTCTTTTCCTGCCACAGGCTGAAGTACTGCCCAACGAACGAATCCCAATCGCCTTCCAGCCACGCCTTGACCAGCAACTCATCCCCCACGCCTTTGAGGCGATCCACATAATGGGGGTCACGGTCCATCAGAATCTTGTTGTCGGTGACCAAAGAGCGGATATACATCCTGCTGCTCTGGTCTTCAACATCGGTATGCAGCGTCCCTTCGGGCACGATGTCGATGAAATAGCTCTTTATCGCCTGGTGCCCCACGCCGCCAGGGTTGCCCGTGGCGCGGATGCGCTTAACGGGGATGTCCTGAGCGCCTGAGCGCAGGCACGCCTTGAGCTTGTGGTAGGCGGCAAGGTTGTCCCACTGCTGCAACTCATCGAAGCCGATCCAGGTGTACTGATGCCCCTGATACGAATCCGCTGCCGCCTCGTTCTCCAGATGACGCAGGGAAAGCTCGGCCCCATTGGGGAAGAACCACTTGCGCTGGCCCACCTTGTACTCGGCCCCAGGAAAGGCTTGGTAATAGATTCGGCGCGACTCAGCGAGGATCTCATCCAGTTCAGGATAGGTCCTGCGGAAGATGATACCGCGCCAGTTCTTGCCGTAGGTCGCTATGTCCTGAGCGAAATCGAGCAGAAGCAGGAAACTTTTCCCACCCCCACGCGCGCCACCAAAGAACAACTGGTTGACGAACTTGGCACGCATGGCCTTTTCCTGCGGTCCTGGCTGCGGCTTGGGCATCTCCGCACCCTCCGCATCGAAGACCACATTGGGGTCCAGCACGGCACGCTCAGGTTTCATCGGGTGCCTCTTCGACCACCTCGGCCTCGGCAGGCACCGCCTCCTGCAGCTGCAGCATCTCCTCCATCTGCGTATTCTGCTTGACCCACTCCTCATACGTGTCCGCAGCAGGCGGTGCGTTCACGCCGAACTGCTCCACCATATGCTTGTGGATGTGCGTATCGCGCACATCGCCCACCTCACGGGCAATCGCATCCAGGACCTTGACCTTCAGCTGGATCCGTGCTTCGGGGATGCGGTGATAGAGCGCATCCAGTTCCCGCACCCGCTCCTTGCGATCTGCCAGCTTGATGTCTTCGAAGTTCTTCTGGTAGATGTCCAGCTGGCGTTTGTACTCGGCAACGAAGTCCTCATCCAAGCGCCAGCACTTGACCGTGGCTGGCTGCACCCCCAAATGGTGCGCCACCTTGCGCGACTGCTGGCGCGGATTCCACCGATCCAGGATCATCAGCTGTATCGCCTGCTTGTGCGTGCTGTTCAGGTTCATACGGTCCACCTCGCGTCAGACCCTCTTAAATCCAGATGCACAAACCCCTGCTCCAGGTAGGTGCCAATGCCATCAAACCCCTCATACTCCGCTGCGGATGCCAACTCCTCAATCCTGCCAGGTCCTGGCTTGGCAGGCACCACATCCGTGGCCCACACCAGGTGCTGCGAGTTCTCTGCCCCACCCACCTCCGCATTATGCTCTGGCGTGCGCCAGGTGCTGGTAAGCCGCAAAGGACCCCAATCGTCGCGCAATAATTGCAGCAGGCGCATATGGTCCCAGAAGCGGTTGCCCACCGTAAGGCAGCAATGCGCCACCAGCCGCTCCTCCTCCATACCCGCAGGCGTAAGCTCAGCCCAGGAGAAGTTGGGAATATCAGGATGGATCACAGACACCTCAAAAGTAATAATTATTACCTATTACGAATAATTATAACAAAAAGACCACACTAAAGCAAGCGGGTATACCATCGCTTACCTCTGATGGGTAAGCGACTTACATGTACTTATACACTGTATTATATCAACATAGTATATAC